TGATACGTCTTAATATGAAGTTAAAGATACTCATACAAGAAAGACATATTACTGACAAACACAGAGGTATTGATGAAAAAGATACACAAGAGTAAAAAAGGTGGATTGACCGCTGCTGGTAGAGCGTACTTTAAAAGAAAGACTGGTGCTAACCTCAAGCCACCGGTTACTGAATCTAAGCCAACCGGAAAGAAGAAGGCTAGGAAGAAATCATTTTGTGCCAGAATGTCTGGTGTCAAAGGCCCTATGAAGGACTCAAAGGGCAGACCAACTCGTAAAGCACTCGCACTCCGCAGATGGAAGTGTTAACAATTTAATCAATATATATTATGGCAAAAGGAAGAACATACGAAGTTACATTACAACAAAGGCAAAAAATTACTCAACAAATTGCTGACCTTAAAGCTAAAATAAAACCAAATAGCTCAAGATTATATGTAAAAAATATTAACGACAAAATTAAAAACTTAGAAGATAAGCTAAAAGAATCTAAAGCAACTACACCTACACCTCAAAAACCCAATGTATTTAGGGAAGCCCCTAAAAAGAATCCTATGCTTCGTGATGTTAGTATAAAAAATTATAAAGGTAAGACTGATAACACACCTAAGAGCACACCTAGAAGAGCTGTACTAAAAGATAAACTAAAGGGTAGTTCTAGATTTGGTGTTAAAACTAGAGCAAAGGGAACTATACTAGGGGATTTTAAAAGAAAACAAATAAAGTAATAAATGCCTCGCTATGCATCATATGGATCTCTTGACGATCGTGTACAAGAAGATGGAGATCGTTTTTTCACTGGATTTGGTAACCGTCTTAGACCAGATCAGCTAGAGCCGGGTGTACTTGCGGATTCACAGAATGCTCGTATAGGCACTAATGGCCAGTGGCAAGTTCGTAAAGGTGTAACAGAATTATTATCACCGGTTGTTACCGGAGAAAATGCATTAACACTATCTTTTACACTGCCTACGGCTGGGCAGATAGGAGATGGAACTACTGCAATTTTAGCTGATCTTTCTGTTGAGTTACTATATGGCTCTTGCCCTTTTTCTGATCCAAATATTGGATCGTCTGAAGTAAACCAATATATTGTTATTGCTACTAACGCTAAGGCTTTTGCACTTAACTTGTCAACAAATAGGAATATTGATATAGGGTATCCATCTGGTGTTACTGTAACTTCAAGCGTAGAGATGCTTCAAGCGTTTAATAGAGTTGTTATGTTTAGAGATACTAGCGTAGCATTGGAGAACTCACTAAGAATATCAAACATTACTGCTGCGGCACTTTCTTCAAATGAGGTTACGGTTACTACAGCTACTAACCATAATTTAATTACCGGAGACGTTGTTACTGTATCTAATTTAACCGGTAGCGACTTAACGCCTAATCCAAATGGATCTAATATAACTGTTACGTATGTAAGTGCTACTCAATTTAAATACACTTTAGTAGGAGGAAACACAACTTATACAGTAACAAGTAATCCAGCGGTTGCTACTGAATTTACAAAAGTTGCTAGCGGAGCGTATACTCAACCAACGGTATTAGATGCGACTGGATTTGTCATTACTAATGGAGTAGCTACGGTTACGGTAAGCAATACTCTAAGCGAAGGAGATACGGTAGAATGCATTACCCCCGGATCTGGTAGCGGTATTACAAAGGGCACTAGGTTTTTAGTAGCGTCATCTACAAGTTCTGAATTTACTTTTAAAATTGATAGTGCAAATGTAACTAATCAAACAGACACGGAATTTATGGCACCCCAATCGGTGTCCGGCGGGTATATACACCAACCAGCTGCACCGTTTGGTCATTATCACCAAAGGAGATTAGTGCTTCCGTATATGAATAAACCTACTGGTAGTGCTTCGTCCGGAACTTACGAATACAGAAAGATTTTAGATGAAGCAATATTTTCTGACATATTAGATAGCAATACGTATGACCCCATATTTGACCAATTTAGATTTAATGCTGGTAAAGCTGATAGGATAATTGGGTTTCATTCTTTTTCCGAAGATACTCTTATTGTTTTTAACAGAAATAGTATTCATTTAGTTACTGATACTACGGTAATAAAAGACGCTTCCAACAAGTTATTAACAGATGAGGTTGGATTAATAGCCAAAAATTCTGTAGAGCAGATTGGAAATCAAATATTATTTCTTTCAGACAACGGGGTTTATGCTATTGGTTTCATTGAAGGTTATCAACTTCGTGGCCTTGAGATTCCGTTAAGTGAATCAATACAAGAAACTATTAACCGAATTAATAAGTCCAATGCCCATAAAGCACAATCGGCATATTTTGATAATAGGTATTACTTAGCCTTACCATTAGATTCCGAGGGAGTAAATGCTACTAGGAATAATGCAATTATTGTTTATAATTTTTTAAATCAAAAGTGGGAGTCAATTGATACCGTTAATGATTCTGGTTTTCATATAACAAATATGTTTGTTGCCGGCGAAGGTAGTACTCGTGGCGTATATATTACAAATGAGTTAGGAGCAATTAATCAAATAGAAGCTAGAGAGGATGGGTATGATACTGTTGTTACACAAGTAGGGGGTAATATACAAACATTGGAGGTTAAAGGTTCTGCTACAACCAGACAGTTTACACTAGGAACATTGGATAGGAAAAAATGGAAATCTTTTGAAATGCACGTTGAGTCATCTCCGGATAGAACTTCTGATTTTAATATAAGTGCAGAGTTAGAAAACCTAGATAGGACTGTAACCGTAGGATCTTTGCGTGATTTTAACAATGGTTTGGTTTTAGCAACAAGTAGTGATATTTCAATAAGGGGAAGATTGGGAAATCCTAGAGCATATGGTGTACAATTTACAATTGACAACACATCCGGTAGACCTAAGCTAAGAGCTTTGAAAACGGATGGCATTGAATCATTCAGAACAATAGAAAAGGCAGACTAATATGACAACACCGAGAGGAGATGGGGTAATTAACGTAGCGGTTCCTTATGCAAATGGAGGGCAAGTTACATCTACAAATTTAAACGATATAGTTGATGACGCTGAATTTAACACTAATGCTGTAGATGATTCTTCTGTAGCTATTAATGGTTCCGGTCAGTTAATTGTAAAAGACAACGGTATTACAACTGCCCGTATATTAGACAGTAATGTTACTTTGGCAAAAGTTGCTAACATCGCTGACGATAGAGTGCTAGGTAATATATCCGGCAGCTCTGCGGCACCTAGTGAATTAACTGCGGCAAATGTAGTAACTATGCTAGGGACTTCTTTGATGAACCCTACAAGTATAGATGCTAGTACTGAATCAATTACTTTTTCAAATGGATTAATTGTAAAATTTGGTTCCGAAACACAATCGGGTGGCGGAACAGTTACATTTGGTTCAGCTTTTCCTAATTCAATTTACACGGTTATTATTTCTCCAAGAAGAAGTGATGGGAGCACTGGTGCGACTCAAGGTATAATTACTGCTCAATCAACATCAGCGTTTACCGCAAATTTCGGAACAGCATCTAGTCACACTAATTGGGTAGCAATAGGAAGATAATATGTCAGTTCCTACAGCCAGAAAAATTAAATCAAAAGAAGAACTCGAGCAAGTTCTCAAGGCTGCACGTGAGGATAAACACAATATGCCTACACCTACACACGTTATAGAAAAAGACGGAAAGATTGTAGGATGCTGGGGACTAGGCAACATACCTTTAGTGTCAGTATGGCACAAAGAAGGAAGTCTAGGGCCAAAGGAATCTTTAAATTTAAACGCTACATTCAAATCAATTATGGATGATAGGGGTCACGGCGTGTTCCTTATAGCGTGTAACGAGGACTCTCCTTATATGCCATTTATGGAAAAGGTTGGTTACGAACCAGTGTGGAAAACTAATTTACTATTATCAAAATGAATAAGCTACTAAAATTTTTAAAACCAATAGATAACTTAATCTGGAATTACTTTGTAAAAAGTAAATTTATTCTTTTCTGCGGAGGAGGGAAAACCGTTGTCCAAGAAGCAGCACCCCGTAATATGACCGAGGATGCTAAAGATTACTTGGAGGCAATTACTGATCCGGAATTAATAGGAAGACAGTTAGATGCAGAAAGAGAATTTGGTCCTCAGTTTGATTTAGTAAGTCTATCTAGGACTCAGACTATGCTTGAGGGCATTAAGGATCCAAAAGATTCCCAAGCTTATAGGAGTGCAACAGCAAGAAGAATAGCACTTCAAGCTAAGAAGAAAGCACTAGAGGCCGGAGAAGAAACTATGTCTCAAGAAGATATAGATAATCAGATTTCTGCAATACTAGGCCCTCCTCCTCCAGAAGAAGTCAAAGCACCCGGAAATCAAATGAGGGAAAACCCGGAGTATGTTGAATACCAAGAAAGAAAAAAAATACTGGCTGAAAATTACGGTGAAGTAAACACTAATACATTGGCTGATGTAGAGGCTGATTTGGCTAAAGCAGTAGCAACCATTACGCAAATTGAAAATGCACCGCCCCAAAAAGGTTTATTACAAATGGCGGACGAAGCTGCTAAAAAGTATGATGAAATTATTTCTAGAAGTAATACACTACGAAGAGAGCGTGACGTTCTTGATTTAGAAACCTTAGGTGAAAAAACCACTGAAGCGTTAAGAAAATCTGACCCTTACTCTACTGGTATAGCAGATAAGATAACTGAATTAGCAGAAAAAGCAAGTGATCGTGCATTAGCAGATAGTGAACCTTCAGCAGAAAGAACTGCTATGGGTAATATAGCCAGCAGACAGATAGAAAGAATTTCTGAATTAGAAGCAAGGGCGGAAGAGCTTAGGACTCCAGCAGAAAATGAGGAGTTAAATAGATTAAAGCAGTTACGTGACCAGCAACAAACAAGTTTACTAGATCCGGCATTAGCTAGAGCCGCTGATCCTAGTTCCGTACAAGAAAGGCAAAATTTATCTATGCTTGCGGATCAGTCAATGACTGCAGCACAAGGACCTACTGACGCTGGATTTTTACAACAGCAACTCGATCAACAGAGATTAGCCGATATTGGTATGTTGTCAGCTGAGGCAGCTCAAACTAGAGCAATGAGTCCGGATTTGGCAGAGGGTCGTGCTGAGTTAGGACAACTAGCAGACGTATCACAAGCACAAGCACTTTATCCTACATCGAATGTACAACGTGCGGCTATGGGTGACTTAGCTGGTCAAGCTCAAGGGTTTGCTATGGATCCGACATCAAATGCAGAGAGAGCACAGCTAGGTAATATGGCTCAGCAAACTCAAGAATTTGCTTCTTCTTTAATGCAACAAGCACAGAATCCAGCATTACCAAATGCAGAGAGACAAAGACTTATTGCTATGTCTCAACAGCAACAACAACGTGCTGACGATATATATGCTAGAGCGGGTGATATAAGTGCTGAGCAACAAGGACTAAGGGATTCCGCAACTGCTATGCGTGCTAGGGGAGACGAAATGTTTGCTAGAGCGGGTGATGTAAGTGCAGATCAACAAGCGTTATTGGATTCAGCTACTGCTATGCGTGCCAGAGGAGACGAAATGTTTGACAGAGCCGGTGACGTAAGTCCAGAACAACAACAGTTACGCAACCAAGCTAGTGAAATGCAACAACGTGCAGAGAGTTTATTTGCACAAGCGGAAGCCGCTCCTTCAGCTCAGAAGCAACAGTTACAAGCAGCTGCTAGGAATATGATGCAACGTGGACAAGGTTTATTTCGACAAGCTGCAACACCTTCATCAGCTCGTCAAGCAGCTGGGCAACTTACACAACTTTCAGCACAACAAGCAAGGCAATTATCAGCTGATGCTATGGGGCCATTGTCTGCTCAACGTAGGCGTATGGCAGAACAAGCCGCTAGACAACAAGGATTAAGAACTGGACGTATAGGAGATCAAGGTCAATTAGCCGCTGAGTTATTAAATAGGGAAGAGTCAAGGGCTGCCTTGAGAGAAGAGGCTAGGGCAGCACAAGACTTAGCTTATAGACAAGCCGCTGGGTTTGCTACTGATGTAGAGACAGATGCGGAAAGACTTAGACAGCAAGCACTTGGTTTTGAAACGGGTGGATTTGATAGAGCTCGTGGTATAGAAGGTGATATTGATGCACAAAGATTAGCTTTATTACAAGAAGGTAGACTTTCAGAGGGTCAAGCATTTGACGCTGGATTAGGTATTGAAGGTATGATTTCAGACCAAGAACTTGCTAGACAAGGACGTGCCCTTGAAGCATCTAGATTAGGAATGCAAGAAGGTAGGGGGATGACTAGCCAAATCTCTGATCAAGAAATAGCAAGAACCGGACAAGCGTTAGATGCTTCTCAATTAGGAATGCAAGAAGGTAGAGCTATGGAGGGTCAAATATCCGACCAAGAACTTGCTCGACAAGCAGAGGGAAGAGCTACCGCTGGTCAAGCATTTGATATGGGCAGAGGGGTTCAAAGTGATTTAGATGATCTTACGGAAACTAGACGTAGACAAGCACTAGAAGCTCAAGGTGATGCACGTTCAGCCACTACTGATTTAATAGGTATAGACAAAGGATTTAGGGACGAAGCATCTACTAGGCAACAAGATTTACTTGATACAGATAAAGAATTTAGGGACGAAGCATCTGATCGACAACAAACTTTACTGGATAGAGACGAGGCACTAAGGGATGAGGCTCGACTTGAAAGGGAAGCAGCTTCTTTAGAGCAACGAGGATTATTTGAGCAAGCACAAGATCTTAGAGATGAAGCAGCTGATCGCAGAGAGGAAGCAGCTGAAGCAACAAAAGATGTTGCTGCTATGGATAGAAGCTTACGTGATGAATCAAGGGTAGCTATTGGTGATCAAATTTCTTTAACAGCTGGACTGGCTGAAGGTGAAGAGGCTCTTAGGCAACAGAGAATAAAAGAACAAGCCGAGGCAGATGACGCTGTAGCCCGACAAGAAGCAGCTGCATTTAGTAGCCAAGGGGTTATAGCTAACTTCGATGAAGCAGAAAGGCAGAACAAAATTAATACCGCTTTGCAAACCGGACAATCGGCATTTAATATGCAACGAAATATAGGTGGGGATCCCGGAAATATTATATTAGGCAGATCTTCTATTGCACCGACTATGGGTTCATCTGCTGTATCCGGAGCACCGGCAGCATCACAAACTATTAATCCTTTATTCCAAGGGGCTATTGGCACTGGGATAAATATAGGCCAAGTAGAAAGACAAAACGAACAAACTAGATTGAATACAGCAGCTAGTATAGACGCATCAAATGCAGCATCGCAACGTGATATGTTTGGTAATATATTAATGGCTGGTGCTAAAATGTCAAATCCAGCATCGATGTTAATACCAACCCCTTAAAATTTAAAAACATTATGAGAGCACAAATAGGACAAAACGTTGACCCAAGATTAGGAATACTTGACTTCAGCCCACAAGCTGAAGCAGCACGGACTGATGCAGCTAGTAGAATGGCACTTGGTTCAGCCATAGGAGAGGCACTTACTGAATACAAATCAAGACGAGATGACGAAAAAACAAAGCGTGATTTAGCTAAGAAAATTTCTGGTGGCAAGAGTGCTTATATGTTGGATTTCTTGGGCCTTGATGACAACGATGATGTTAAGGGTATCTCTTCCGATGAAGTATATAATGTTATTAAGAATGCTAATCCTAAAGAAATAGCTGACTTGTACAAAACATTCTTCTTAGCTGAAAAGAAGGCAGAGGCAGAAGCTGTTAAAAATATGCAACCGGAATACGGTGACACAAGAACCTTGAGGAATCTTATTACTGATAACCAAAATTTATTTATTGATGATAAGAATGGTGTTATTAGAGAAGGAAAGAAAAAAGGACCGGTTGTTCCAATGACTGATCCTAGCATAAGGTCTTATACAAAGAACCCATCGTTCCGTCAACTATTTCCGGGGTATCCGGAAAACAAGAGTATAAAAATATTAAATTAATATGCCTATCAAGAGAGTCGAGTTGCCAGACGGTACAGTACTTCGACTTGATGTTGGAGACGATGTAACCGATGAGGAAATCATTGATTTTGCTTCACAGCAATACGAGAAAGATTTCTATGATTCCCTTGATCCCGAAGATAACTTTGCTGTAGATATAGCCAAAGGATTCTCATCTGGTGCATTACAAGCTATTGCGAACACGGCCGCTGGTGTGCAGTCCGGTGCAGCTATGTTAGCCGGTGACGATGAGGATAACGAATTTTTACAAAAGCTACAAGACAACGCATCTCATATCCGTGATTGGTCACTAGGTGTAGACAAAAGGTTAGGCCTAGACGAAGACTTTGCCCAAGGACTGGGAGGACAAATTGCAAAAGGATTTGGTCAAATTGCAGTACAATTACCGGCGGCAATCGTGGGTACTGTAGGTGGAACCGTAGCAACTGGTAGTCCAGTCGGTGGTATAGCCGGTGGAATAATTTTAGGTGGTGGTACTATGATGGCACAGATGCAGACAGAAGCTGTTATGGATGCCGAAAGAACCCTCGGTAAAAAACTTGATGAGTTTTCACAGCAAGAAAAAGACGACACAGCTGTTACTGCATTATCCTATATGACAATTGGTAGTGTTCTTGAATATGCACCAGTTAGTAAATTTCTACCCAAACCATTAAAGAAAAAGGTAACTAACTTTTTTGCAAAGAAAGGAATGCTTAGTGGTTCCGAAGTAAAAGAAGTAGTTAAGTCACTTAAACGTGATGCCCTAGAGGGTGCAGCACTTGAGGGGCTAACAGAATCTGCACAAGGACAGCTACTAGATACATTGGCTGCATCTACATACGATGATGATAGGGAGTTAATGTCATACGATGTACTTAAGCAAAGATTTACAGAAGCAACAGTTGGTGCTGCGGTAGGTTTAGGTACTACTGCTTTTACCGGTACTGTATCACGTGCTATTGCACCAGAGACTACAGCTGAGGCAGATACATCTGACCAACAAAGGTTTAAGGTAAGTTTTGATATTATAAATGAAGACGTAGGGTCCGGTGTAACTAAGCAGTCAGAGGTTAGAGATGTTTTTGCTAAGAGCCAAGAGGAAGCTATGGAGCAAGTTAGGGAAGTTTTATCAAGAAACCCAAAGGTAGATGTTAATTCAATACAAGTAAACCCATTTGAGGAAGTTGTAGAAAAAGAATTAAAACCAGACGTAGAACCGGTAGAAGAAGATGTTGCTACTGTTATACCCGTAGCTCAAATTGATTTAAAAGAAAGTAACTTAAGTCCATTGCAACAATATATGAGGGACGAGCTTCAAGCCGAGGCTGACTTTAGAAATCAAACCGGAGAGACACAAGCACTAGAAGATCCCGTTGATCCTACAGTAGAACCGGATGTAATCCCGGTTGGGCAAATAGATATGTCTCGAGTAAAGCTTAGTCCCATACAGCAATTTACTTTAGAAGAACTTCAAGGAGAGATTGACGCTAATGTTCGTGAGCTAGAAACAGATGACGCATCTGATGTTACCGGAACTGTTGGGGCTAAAAAACAATCAGCGTTTAATAAGATACGTGAGGCTGAAGAAAAACAATCAGCAATTATAGGCCGTGAATATATACCGCCGACTGATGAGCAGTTACAAATCCGTGCTCGTGATATTAGAATATCACAACCTACTGAATCAGTTACTGGAGAACAAGATCCGGATTTACTTTTTAACTCAGCTATGGAAACAGTTGAGAGTATAGACAACGATGTTGATTTAGAACACGGTGAAGTTACAAGTGAGATAGTATCCGGTGATACAATATCAGAATCTCCAACAGTAGGGGCATCAATTAATCTTCCTAATGCACCGTTAATTTCTAGAAAACAATTAAAAGGTAAGAAAGGATTTTTTTATTTTTCCGATAGAACTAAAGTAGGAAACTATACTGGATTATTTCCGGAAGACGGGATTAATATTAAATTACAAGGCGGACCCGGTTATCCTTTTACAAAACAAAATTCAGATAAATCAGCTGGCTGGGCATTTACTTCAAAAAATATATTTTCTAAGTTTTTAGATAAAGTAAAATCAACCGATGGCCTTGGGTTTATTACACTCTACAAGAAAGAAAACCTTAGAGCAAACGGTACATTTCTTAAGGCATACGTATCCGAAGTCAAGGCTGCTATCAAAGCAAAGAGACTTACCACTAAACAATTTTTAGAAACAGCTAATACAGCTAGAGAACAAGTTTTAAATTTAAAATCAAAAAACGCTAAGACCGGCAAGATTAAGTTTACTGTTGCTAGAGATGGTAAGGGGTATGAATTATTTTCTAAACCATTTAAAAGTGTAGCTGCTTTTGAGAAAGCTATGGAACTCGTGGGGTTTGAGCCACGGGGTAAAATGTTTGACACTAAGGATAAAGTAATTACGAGGGGTGGGGTTAAAACAAAAGTAACTGGAGAACTGTCTGGAGGTAGGTTAGCTAGTATAACCAATATAAATAAGGGTTTGCCGGACGTGTTAAAAATGATTGATCTGTTTACTGACCCCGCCTTTGATAACGTAAATAGGGGTGAGATAGTTGGTGCAGTTCAGTTCGACAAGGAACAGATCGGCCCTACTACAGCACAAGAGTTGGGCACAGAAGAACACTTGAGTTATCCTATAGTAATAAAAGGTAAAGGTGTAGGTACATTCTCTGACTCTACTAGCATTTTAGATATAGTAAAAACAGACAAGCGTATGAATGAAGCACTAAGAAGTGCTGAGACTTCTATGCCGGTGGGTACAGTAGGTGCATCTACTTCTAAGAATTTAACAACAACGGAACTACAAGTTATAGGATCCGTTGTTAATAAAATTAAAACATTATCCGGTAAACTCAACATACCAATTGTTGAGAAAATTAATTTAGACAAAGGTCGGGACGCTCAGTATAATTACGAGACAATGACAATTGAATACGACCCGGCTTTGTTGTCAGCTCGTGGCAAAGAGGGAGCCGAAGCTGCACTCCGAGAAGAAGTTATTCACGCAGCAATGCACCAAGTGATTAATAAAAAGTCCAAGGACTTGAGTCCAAAGGAAGCTTTTATTAGGTCAATGGAAAGAATAGGGCAAGCACTTACCCCTCAACAAAGAGATAGGCTCAATGAAGTATATGGAGAACAGTTGGGTGCAACAGATGCTGGAGCTGAGTATACAAGATTCATTACTCAACAGCTTTTATATGGCCGTACTACTGAGTCGACTATGCTACAAGGTAAAGCTTTTGAATTAGTGAAGTCATTACTACGTGCGGTTCACTCAACCATAGTACGTGCACTCAAGAGTGACATACAGACAAACGATGAGGTTGCTTTACTTATAAGGGATACAGCTTCACTAATAAGAAGTGCGGATCCGGAAGCCAAGGTACCTTACCAAGCTCAGACTAATGCAGCAATAATCGCATCCCAAGAAGCTAAAGGAGAAACACAACTTACTACAGATAAGTTAGTAGACCCCACCGCTGAAAGCCTAGAGAAACTTGAGAAGGAAAAGAGAGCACTCTTTGATAAAGAAAAGTTAAAGGATATTTTTTATACGCCATCTAGGATTCTTCAAGAACTTAGTCCCAAGTTATATGAGGTTATGCAAAATTGGCAACAAGCTATAATGAAAAAAACTTTTGACGCTAAAAAGTTAGGCGAACCTTTCTTTAAAAAGATAAGCGGAATATCCAACAAGGAAGATGTGGATAAATTAAACCGTCACTTAATGTACAGTCCGACACAAGAGACAAAGGATAGCGATGAGTCCAAGGCAATCATAGCTGAAAGAGATAGGCTTCTAAGAAAATATGGATTATATAATGAGTTTCAATTATCTATTAGGCCTATCTTTGATACAATTTATAATGAAAGTAAGTCAGTTGAAAGGGAAATAAATTATAGGTTTGATTACTTCCCTCGCTTTATAAGGCATATGAGTGCTTATATGGAATACTTAGGCAAGACTGTAGCGACTGATTTTAAATCATACCTTAAATCCGAAAGCGAAAAGGATGGCATAGAAATAAATATAGATACACCTTATGCCGCATTTAAATTCAATCAATACATATTATCTCAGAGGTACAAAAACAACCGAATGAATTTTAGTAAAGAGGAGCAACGTAAGATTGAGTTCATAGATAAGGATGCAGTAAAGTTTTACTTTACCCCGGCAGAATCGTTTAAGAAATATGTTGATTCATCTTATCGTGAGATAGAGACAACTAAATTAATGGGTAAGGGCGGGGGCCTTAAATATAATATAGATAAAATACAAGAGTTAATATCTCAAAACAAACCCATTGGTACCTTTGGTCAAATCCTTGTGGAGTTGTCACAAGATCCTAATATAGATCAAAGAAGATTATTTCAAGAAGCTCCTCACGTGGTTAATACAATGATTGCCCCGTCCTCCAGTCCGGGTAATGATTTCTTAGGTGGATTGAATTCATTTATGTATGGTATATTAATGGTTGAGCCAACCAGTACATTATCTAATGCGTATGAGTTAGCATTTGCTACATTAGACAATGGTATACTCCCAGTTCTTAGTGCTATGTTTGGTAAGAAAGTTACCCTAGCAGAGTTAGGTATCAATAAAGAAATGTTTAGTGCTGATTATGATCCGGATACTGGAGTAATAAGAAGAACAGTAGATAGGGGATTAACTTTAACTGGGTTCAAAAGAATGGATCAGTTCATTAAGGAGAGTACCCTTACTGTTAATTACAATAGGTATAGGAGAGCGGCTATGAAATCAAAAAATAGCGGGGCTCATAAGAAACTTTTAGCAGAAATAGATTTCCGTATGCCTAGTTACAAAGACAAGATCATATATGACTTGCGTAATAACACCCCTAATTCCGCAGAAGTTAGATTGTTTTTATTTACAAAGTTGTCGGAGACTCAGCCCATTAGTGAACTTGAGTTACCCTTAATGATTAAACAAAACCCGAACACTAAGACTCTTATCTTAATGAAAAGTTTTATCATAAAGCAAATGAACTTTGTCTTCCAAAGATACTTTAGTACATTCGCACCCGGGAGTAAAGCTACCTATTTAGATAAAATGAAAGCCGCTAAAGATTTCTTTTTCCTTATGATATTCTTTCAGATGATTGGGGTTCCTATTGATGCACTAAAGGATTTAATGGCTGGTCGTGATATGTACAAGAATGATTACTTCTGGAATAGTTTGTTCCGAATCGCTGGCGTAAGTAAATACAATGTAAGTAAACTGGCAGATAGGCCAGAAGAAATGTTATTGAATTATGCATTACCCGTAGCATTTCAAGTTCCAATGGATATTATTGGTCAACTGGCCGCCATCAATAACGAGGACTCTCCGGCTGATCCAAATAGATTAGTAACATTATTGCCGTTCTCTGATTTGTGGTACTACAGATACGGGCCGGGTATTGAGACACAAGAAAAGAAAAGGTACAGAAAGATAACGGAGAGCCAAGAAGCCCCGATTGACATCGAGGAGTTATTGAACCTATAAAAAAACCTCACCCGATATTACCCCAATACCGGATGAGGGAATTATGAAACCGTACTAAACGTACAGAACTAAACATAACTGAACTTAACCAGTTAAATCTACTACCTCTGCATCCTTTACGTAAACGAATCCTACTGGTTTAGTAATCATCACTCCGTTCCGGTGAGGGTTATCAGTAAGTTCCGTAGCACTCGGAACTCTTTTCTGATGAAATTGAAAGTCATATTCTTTTTTTATTAAGTTAGATATATTCCAAACGTATGCTGTACCCTTGTTTTCTATGAGGAATATAAAATCTTTCTTTAGACTCTCGGCTATATTGATGTTGGTGTCAACCTTTAATTGCTCTATAATCCAAGGATCCCAACTGTCTTTTCTTGATTTGAATTCAAACAAATAACTGCCGTTCTCGTAGTCATATGGTGAGTGTTCATCGTCAGCCTTAATGAGCTTATCCATATTTGGGTAAGCCTTCATAAGACCTTCTGCAATTTCCGGCTCTGTCATCGTTGCATAGCAAACTCTTGTCTGCTCGTTTCGTTGACGATACGCATAACTTCTTTCTTAAATGTTTCGTCACTCTTGATTCTAGCCTTAGTTCTTTTCAACGAATGAGTTACACTCGATCGTTCTCGCTTACCTATCTTGGCTATTTCATAGTGACTGAAATGTCTATTCTTAGACAGTATCCAAAAGTAAATGTCTCTTACTTTAATTATAGTGGTAGTTCCTCTTGGAGAATCTACTACATCTTCTTTGTTTACGCCATAGTATTGGCATAAGTTGCTTAATATATTTTCGTTTAACATTATTTAAATCTCCCTAAACAGTGATAGAATTTTAAGTACCCCCCTACACCACGCTCGCCCTCTCGGTTCTTAGCTATGCTGTATTGAAGTTCAGTGAATGGCCCTTTGGCATCAGAGTTTTTTGCACCCTCGATGTCTCCGTTCTTTGGCCACAATAAAAGGACAATGTCGGCATCGTTCTCGATGTCCCCACTATCCTTGAGGTCATACAGACTGAGCCCGGTTTCCCGCTTGGCTCCCTCTCTGTTGACTTGAGATAACAGTATTACACTTACGTTTAGTTCAAGTGCTAACTGTTTTATCTTGTGAGATATGTCAGCTATACCCTCGGCCTTGCTATTAGCTTTGGATGACCAAGGTATAAGTTGCAGATAGTCAATGACTACCAACTTTACCCCGTGTTTTCGTACGTAATTCCTAGCTTGGCTGAGTATGTCTTGTGGATTCCGGGCTGTATGCACGGTATGAAAAGGTAAGTTAGCAATCTCATCGGTAGCCTCGTTAACTTTCTTCATATTATCCTCGGTCATTACACGCTCTTGTATCTGCCTCAGATTGGCTCCAGAAATGGCTTGAACCATTCGCTTGAGTATTTGCTTACGTGGCATCTCCAAAGAGAATATAAGGGTAGGTACAGCGTCTTCTGTCATAGCTTTTATAGCTATATACAATGCTAGTGCTGACTTACCACAAGATGTGGGTGCGGATAAGGTAAGTACCTCACCGGAACCTATGCCCCCGCTACCTAGCATTGAATCAAGTTGTGGTAGATATGTTCTCACCACGTCATTCACATATTCTCCACTCATCATCTTAGCAAAATCTTCCTTTAGTTCACTAGCAGTATCAGCAATCTTTTGTCCGCTGTCTACTACTTGGTTTACTTGAGATGTTTGCTCTTCGACATTGGCCTTGATCTGTCTTGATGTGGCAGTCTCGGCAGATGCATTCTCTGCACCTAGTATGTATGCTCTTCTTAATCTTCTGAGGTTGGACTTCTCTAGTACTAAGTCCGTATAGTACTTAAGTTGTAGTGTACTGGATGACTTGCCTAGTATATCTATAATACCGGCGATGCCACCTACTTCATCGAGGCACTCAATGGACTTAAGGTATTCCATAATAGATACCTCATCGACCGGTGTCTCGGCACTAAGATTGGCTACTGCCTTGAAGAGTAGCCGGTGTCTTAGGAAATAAAAATCATCCTCGTTAATGATGGATGATACTGTGTCGTAAGCGGATGAATCACCGCCTAAACATAGACAAGATATTAATTTCTCTTCAGCTTCCGTGTTGTGTGGTTCGACTAAGTCTATCATTTTCCTTTTGTAGTTGCTCAGTCAAAGCATTCAAACACTGCCCTAAGAATTTAAATCTATCCTCTGCTTCTTTTGGAATTTCTCTTTGGGATATTTCATTGTAAGCATTTAAGGATACTTCTGTAGCTTCGTGTATGGTCTTTAACATAATTTTTTTTAGGTTGAATAGGTTAGTCTAGCCCCCTACTTTTTGTAAGGGGCATAGATTCTAACATATATATCTTCTATTTATTATCTCTCTCAAGCATCCCTATGGCTATCAATGAGTAACCAATTAGATCTCGAAAAATATCACGAGTGGTATCCCCCTTTTTGTTAAGAGAAAGTTTACCATCTCGGCAAAATGCTTTAAGTCTCTGAAACTTATCTTGCATTCGTAGGGCTACGCCAACCAGTGGTTCGATCCCGAAGTCTTTTGATCCATCGAAGTTCTCAAATGGATTGTCTTGCTTGTCTCCACCGGTGTAGTCAGAGTTCTTCAGACGAGTGAGGCGGAGTATTTCATCCACCTCATCTTGCCGGAATTGATCCCACCATTCCTTGTCGAAGTCCATATTAGAATGGATCGGAATCGTTTACCTCAACGGGTGATGGTTTCTTCGGAGTTGAGTCAACCACCTTTGGATCAAAGGCCAAAGACAGATATGATACATCATTCTTTGATACCTTCTTCCATCCCTTAACGTAGAATGGAACTGTGTCTCCGGTAGCCGAAGCTAATAAAGCTGTCAGATCTTTTACTGATAGCTCGCAATCCCCACGGAAGTCGGGATGTGTTTCTTTTTCTTTGCGGTCATTCTTGAATAAGCGACCACGATTTGTGTTATCGTATTGTGTTATATTACTCATAAGTTTTATAATTAAAATAAGTCCTCGTCAACTCGATTAGGTTTAGGTTGTGACTTGCCGTGCGTGTTGGTAGCATCGGGGTCTTTGGTATCGTCAATGCAGAACAGTCCGTTCAGTGCGTACTTACGAGCGTAAGAACTAGCGGATCCGGTGATCTGTGCATCGTCCATACCTTTCTTTGCCTCAGCCTCACGAGCGTATGCAGTAGTCTCGACCTCAAAGAATGGGTCGTGTGAACATAGTCGGGCCGTTGCTTTTACATATACCCTACCGCCTACCTCTACGATTGTATCGCTGAGTGTTAGGTCAGATGTGTATTTATTCAGAAGAGGTTTTACTGCTTCGAGTATGTCCTCTGCGGAGCGATAAGAGTACCCTCCGAATTTGTTTGTCTGTCCCTTTGGTGCTTTGAGTTCTGATTGAATCAGCACAAGAGGGTGTTTGTTGGTTTGTTGTGTCATAATATTTTTTTAATAAATTCTTAAATAGTTTTACTCGTTGGGATACATTAACGCAAGCATTTAGTTCAGCACTTGTTGACCCGAATGTCGATAATAAAAATACTTGTTCGTCCTTTTTTAAATTATTCTTAAAGCGTCCCGTAAGTTGGTTGAGTCCAACGGGATGTAGAATATCTGATCCGGGCTGCCGGAGATATGTTGCTATGTTTTCTAGTACATCCGGTAGCTCACTAGGATTACCCTTGCACATTGATGTGAATATATTTTCCATCTTACCTATTAGTGTGTTGGCTTGTCTGCTTATTACCCCACGAATCTCACCACTACTGTGGTCGTGATCCACTACCCAATCGTCAGTCTCTCGATTTAAAATCGGACACTTACTTGGTTCGTTTGCTCTTCGCCACTCGGCTAGTTTGCTTGCGGGGATATAACTCACTTGCTCTTTTTGTTAATAACTTTATTGTTCTCATTTTTCTTTCTAAAAATACTATCGTAATTCTGTTCGTACAATTTCTGATTGTACCCTTGCTTTGGTTTCATTCCCTTTCCCATTAGATTTCATTGACCTCCATTATCTGTATGATTGCACCTTTCTTAGTCCGTCCTCTCCCTTGTTTGTCCGGCTTGATAACGGAAATTTTCTTTATGGCTTCGGCCTTTGTGTTAGCCCACTTGTGGGTGTACCCCCGATAATCCGTAGGCATATCCATATGCTTATATATAATTTCATATTTGTTCACGGCTATATACTACGATGAATCCGGTGCCACCATTGATACCTAATACATTGAAGTCAATCCATTCGATTGCTTCAGCTTCCGTCATACCATTATCGGAGACAAAACATTCAATCATTCTGTCGTAGTCGTATACATAGTATCCATCGTGGCTAGTTCCTATGATAGCGTAGTCCAAGCCATCAAATTGTATTGCATTGTCTGCGTGTATAAGCTCTTCATAGAACTCTAAGTTCGGGTTAGTTGTCTCATTCATTTTTTCATCCTTTTGTTCCAATATAATTTACAAGCGTATTTAAAATTAGCTATGCCTTTCTTCATCTCATCTAGTGTCCACTCCCTATGGTAGTGCTTGGTTGTCTCGCAGTCCACGCATACAGTAATGCATCTCGGTAGGTAATCCAACTTGTATTCTTTCATTACCATAAAGGATTCAATCGCTAACTGTTCGCAGTCCTTTGGGTAAGTCTTAGCCTTGCCCTTGCAATTAGTTCTGCATTTGTAGTCAGCTAGGAATAACTTATCCTCTTCATCGTATCCCATAAAGTCTATAGATCCGGCCGTCTTGATTGTGTTTGAGCTAATGATATGCTCGCAACACATTGGCTTTGTCCCGCTATCGTGTATCCATTCTATAAATGGTTCAGCCCAATCATCGTAAGGATTAGGTGTAGCATATGTGCCTTGTATTATAGCCTCTACTTTATCTTCAATGCATTTGTGTACCGCAGTACCAAACTCGGATGAACCGATCGTGTCACCCGTTACGGGGTGTTCCCTTGTGCCGTATACTAAAGTCTCGATGTCTTGCCACACTAGGTTCGGGTGCTTTCGGGCAAGGTCTACCATCATTCGGGGTTTATAAATTGAATCCAAGAAGTCATCTTTGACTATACCTAGAACTGTCGTTACCGACGGATAGGTCTTGGGGTTATTCTTTCTAGCTTGAGCGGGTGTCTTTACATCTTTCTCAAACTTGGGTTCGATTGTGCAGTCATAGAAGTGAGCCATCCTTGGATTAAGAACGGCTCACCCTACGCTGTCAACCATTTATTATTATAAATCCTCGTCGCTAGTTTGGTGCGTGAGGTTAAAGTAATTTACAAACTCATCGAGCTTGGCTCTGAATGTTGTAGAATAATGTAGGTGCGGGTCATTATGTTTCTCGCACTCACTATTCATTTTATCCCATAGTAAATAGATGTTACCATTCTCTGACATATCCCAATGCAAGTAAGGTATGCTCGCACCTAGGTATCTTAGGTCATCTATGTAATCTTCAAACATTTTTTCTTTATTATCTAAGTTCATATTAGTTTCCGTGTGGGTTAGTACTTCTGTAATCTATTACTTGAACACGACCCTCGGTCTGTACCTCTAGGTCGTGGAGTCGAGCCATCATATCGATGTGCTTTGGTTCTTGCTGACGCTCAATCTCATCGAGCATAGCGTACCATTCGTCTAGGTTTTCTACTTGTTTCATTTGTATAAGTGATCTAATTGTTTATTAACTTTTCCCCAATAGATGTCAAGGTTCTTGACTACCTTGGGTGTTGTCTTCCTCCACGCATAACATCCCCCGTTCCACATCTTGGCATAGATTTCGGCAGATGGTTCTTCTCCCGTCTTCCGTGCGTATACTTCGCCCCAATGTTTGAGATAGTACTTGCACATCTGTACGGATTTCTGGATGTCGTATCGGTCATCGGTATGGTATGTCGTACCATAGAATGTGTTCACATCCTCGACTACGGCGGGTGTGATTTGTAGGTAGCCGACTGCGTTCCCGTTGTCCCCTACTGCTAGGGGATTCAAGGAACTCTCGACTATAGCTATTGCTAGTATTAGTTGGTCGAATGTAATCATAATTTTATAAGGCTGATTCCTCGTTGAAGTGATGATATAATGCATTGTTAATTGACATAAGAATGTCTCTGTCAGTCGGTAGTCCTTCGGGACTAGGCTCTTGCGTAGTGACATCAATGACTAGGTCTAAGAGTTCCCCGTCATCTAACTTGGCGGTCTTCCAAAGCTTATTTTCTTTTGCTTCCAAGTAATCCGCATACGAATCTATTGATTCTATAGGTGTTTTTGTTTCTTTGTTCATAATTTTATTCTCCCTCCTTATCTAGCGTGTTCGTCTCGTGTGCTACGACCTCACGCTTTATGGTTCTGAGTTCTTCGATGATGTGGTCTAGGTCATTGTTGATGTGATCATTCTTAAGATAAGAATGCATCCGTTTCATATCTTCTACCCTCTTGGTGAGAGTAAGTATTGGTAAGTGTATTGTGTTCATAATTTTATTGGTTGATTATTTTTGTTACGATGAAGTCCTCCTTAGTTTCGTCTCCATCTTTTAGGTGCTGATTTAATTGTTCGTAGTTATCATAGTAGTGAAAGATTCGGCAATCAAATTCCTCCTCATCCTCTGTCCATTCTTCGTATGGTCTGTCCTCTTCTAAGAAATCGGGATGACCGATTGCTACAGTTCTGAATAATATTTCGGGACTGTCTCCATCTGCCCAATGGCATTGGACTGTGTATAATTTTATATCTTTTATTTCCATAATTTTTTTTCTTGACTGTGTTATTGTTAGGTGTATCCTTAAGGAGTTCTCTCTCTATTAAAAAGAGAGAGTTAACCTTAAGGAGACTGCGGTTAGTCCTTAGTGAATACCAAGAAAGCCTCGGCTTCCCCGTCACTTGTGGCTTCTGTTTCTTCGACACATAAGAAGTCGTAAACGTACCCCTTGAATTCTTCGACACGCACCTTTGCGTACGGGTCGAGTGTTTTTAGTTCTTTGATTAGTTCTTGTACTGTCATAATGATTCGTATTTATTTGGTTTGTAGTCAGCTTTCAGTTCACGTATTTCTTCCTTGGAAAATACATCGTGTTCATTCAGTGTACTGAAATCGTACATCCACTCGTAAACAAATGCACGAATGGCTGTGTATAACTTTGTCTTTTCTAATTGCCCGAACTCTCCATCGGTTGGGATGCCTACGTCCTTGCAGATTTGCTCGAAGTTCTGAGCTATAATTTCTTGTGCTTCACTCATAATATTTTATTGGTTGTTAATAATTTCTTTTCCATTTTATAATTGTTTATTGGTTAAGACACCGCCCGTTAGGGCTGAGGATTATGTGTATATATAATCTTGAGGTTCACTCTCGTTAAGAGTGTCTCTTAGGTTGAATTCCAATACGAGTTTCTTATGTGTATTGGCAGACACTCGATTGCTCTTTAGCATCTTGCTTAATACCTCATATGGTAAGCATTTTATTAATGCTTTTATGTCTCCGATTTGCTCGGTTGATTTTGAATTTAATTCAGCTTCGTAAGTAATCATAATTTTATATTGGTTATTGGTTAAGACACCGCCCTTGCGGGCTTGTGGTTTATTCGGTGGTTGCGTATCCGTACTCCTTGAACTCCTCTAGGAGATGCTCACAATGCCTCTCAGCCCTTGCGGTTAGATCAGCTATCAGCCAAGCCTTTGCCTCTGCTCTAGTGTATCCGTAGTAATTCATCATCGCATCGATTGTTGCTTTGTATTCTTCAGTCTCGATATTTATAGTTGGTAATTTAATTTTCATAATATAATTGGTTATTGGTTAAGACACCGCCAATTGGCGGTCGGTGTTTCGGCTATTAAAGCCTCATCAGTTAACCTTTTAAAGTATCGTGCAGTACACGGCTCATTGCTGAGTCTTATTGAATGTCTCGTCTTGGTTGCTATCCCATTGCGGTAGATCGGGACTCCTCCTAGATGGTTTTTTATATAAAGCTTCTGCTTAGCGTGTCATCTCGACATTGCCTAGGGATCTAAGTGCGATCTGAGCTGATCGGCAGATTTAAAGTATAATTGTAGCTTCTTAATCCATCTGCTATCTGACTGTACCTAAGAGTCAATCAGACTAT